ACGATTGTTTGGTTGGGCAGCATAATTGCCGTCTTCTAACGCCAATATATGAGCGCACTTATGTTCGTGCGGTATTTCTGAATGATCAGTATCTACTATATTACTCTCTGGGTGCGCCCAGTCAACAGTAAAAAGATATTGTCCAGGGTGGAGTTTTTTATCTTTTCCGAAGTATTTCCCTGATTGTCCGTCTAGGATATCATAAGAAGTGACAGCAGGATAGTAACTAAAGCAATTCCATAGCTCCAGCTCATCAAGTCTACGTCTAGGTACTTCTTTTGGGTCAAAGTCTCTTTGAATGAACGCAGAAATTGGCAAACGGTAAAATACAGCACCGTTTTCCATAATTGCGTGAAAGAGTATAGGACGCCCCGTAATCGATGCCAGGCCAAATATAATGCAATCTTCAGCTTCTCCATAGTGATCTTTAAGATCGTAGAGATATTCTCTCCTGATCTGTGAATACACCACAGGTATGTTTGCATTTAAATAAGCCATCTATCATATATTAACTAATTAGAGCTATAATGATAACGATAGCAACAGCTACACCGATTTGTACTTTTCTATCGGATTTAACTTTTGCAATTATTTTGTTTACTATTTCCATAGTTTCCTCCTAGGTTAATCGTAAATGTCTCCCCAATTTTCACCAGATTCATAATCTACTTTATTAGGGACGTGCAACTTAACAGCATTTTGCATAATATCAATAATTTTATTTGCATGTTTTTCAGATTCTACTGAAATATCTAATTCATCATGAATTTGTATGTGGGGTATAATTTTTTCTTCATAAAGGTCTAACATTGCTTTCTTTGTCATATCGGCAGCTGATCCTTGGATTAATTTATTTAAAGCTTTATATGTAAAAGCTCTTCTAATATTATTTTCTCCAAATTTAGCATTAGCTTCTTCCCAAGTCATTGGACTTGTAAGTCTTCCAGGTCTAAATGCAGCTTCTTCCCATGTATCAAATCGACATCTTCTTCCAAGAAGAGTTGTAATATATCCATTTCTTTGTGAATCTTTTGATGTATTATTCATTAAATCTTTAACAAAAGGTACGCGGCTATGATATTTTTCAAATAATTTTTCTGCTTCTTCTTTAGTGCTTAAACCTAATTCAGCTTGAAGTTTTGCTTTACCCATTCCATAAAATAATCCTAAGTTAATTGTCTTAGCTTGAGATCTTTCTATACCTGCCATATCTGCTACAGTTTGGTGAAAGTCTACATTATTATTTTTAAATCTATCTACTATGCTTTTAACTTCATCGTCTTCTCTAAGTTTAGGACTAGCTGCTGCGTAGTGTACTACTAATCTTGGTTCTTGTTGAGAATAGTCAAAACATCCCCAAGTATGATTTCTTTCTGGTAAAAATAATGATCTAATTAAAGGACCTAAATCTTTGTTCCTTGCTGGGACTTGCTGAAGATTAGGATTAGAATAACTAAATCTTCCAGTTACCGTTCCTCCTTTTTCTCCTCTTACTGGATTAATATCTGCGTGTATTCTACCTTTATATTGGTATTTAATAATCGTATCTATAAATGTTGTATGAGCCTTGTTTATTTCTCTAGCTTTTGCTATACATTGAACCAAAGGGTGCTTATGCACTTGTAAAAAATTTTTAGTAAAGGAAGGCGCTTGTGTTTTTAAAGTTCTATTATAAGGTAAAGAAAGTTTGTCAAAAACTTTACCAATTGATCTTGCTGCCCATATTTGGACATCTACTTGTGTTTCTTTTTTTACTTTTAACAACAATTGCTTTTCTTCTTCTGATAATTTGGACTTTAATAAGTGCGCCCTTTCAACATCTACTCGAACGCCTTTAACTTTCATTTCTATTAAACAAGGAAACAATCTTGTTTCTAAATCAAATACTTCAGTTAGATTGTCTTTTCTAATTTCTAGAGATAAATATTTAAATAATTTTAAAGTTAATTCAGCATCTTTTTCAGCATAATTACCTACATACATCGCTGGTAATTTATACATTTCTGCTTTGGGATCTGCTCCTGCTTTTTCAGCTGCAGTAGTTAAAAGACTTTCGTCTTTAACTTCTCCTAAATAATCGTAACAAAGACTGTTTAAAGAATAAGAATATCTGTTTTCATCTACCAATGCTGACATAACCATGGTGTCTATAATATGTCCATTTACTTTAATATTGTACGCTCTTAACCAGCACATATCATACATAGCGTTGTGAAATATTTTAGTTGATGGAAGAAGACATATTTCTTGAAGCCAATCTAATACTTTTTTTCTAGGTAAGTTTCCCTCTCTATGAGCAATAGGAAAATATCCTGACCATCCTTCAACGGCCACAGCTACCCCAATTATTTCACCTTCACCTATTAAAGAACCGGAACCTTTTGATTTTAAATTAGGGTCTCTAGTCTCTAAGTCAATTGCTATATATTTATGTTCTTTTAAATCTGGAAAATTTTCTGGGCATACCCATTCAGTTGCTGCGGCAAACATTATTTAACTATCCCCCAAGAATTCTTTTTTTCTTTTTTTATCTCTTTCACTTCTTCAGGATAATCTCTATCGATAGCCATGTCAATATAATGTTTTGCTTTTAATAAATCTTCTTTTTGATTTTTCTGTTTGTGCCTACACAAATATTTTATGGCGTTGCCTTCTGCAAATGGAATATTATTTCTGTTAATAAATTCTGATGGCTGAATAACCATAGATTTATAATGGTCCCCGCCTACCTGCTTTTTATAAATTTCATCTTTCATTAGCACATTCTTTAATTAATCTTTGAATATAAAGTTCTTTTCTTCTTTCTTTAACTTCTGGTCTTTGACCGTATGCTTTGTCCCATGCTTTACCCTTCTCACTTTGTCTCCATTTTTTTCTTGCTCGTTTTCTACTTTCTGCATAAGGATGAATCATATTGTGTACGCCAAATAAAGTTTAATTCCAAAATAAAAGGTCATCATAGATAATAAAACAAGTTCGCTTGAAATATTGTGCATTATATAATTGGGTCTCCTATTGTGTAATAATAGTCTGTCTTTGGTGCCATAATAAATAATTTATTTTTTGCTCTTGTAATTCCTACAAAAAACAATCTATGTTCTGGGTCTGGGTTTCTGTATGCCTCTCTGTATATAAATTCGCCTTGACTATCTGTACCAAAATCTGTGAATAAAACAATATTATTCCGCTCTCTTCCTTTTGAGCCATGTATAGTACATAATTCTATTCTAGAATCACTCATTAAGTCGTCTCCTTTTTCCAACAAGTTTTTAATATAATTTCTTGTGTCTTCTGGCATGTGAAGTTGTTCCCAGCTGCCCGACACTAGTAGCCCGTGGCTATCTTTTAGTCCATCTAAATCTATGCTATTTACATTACTTAAAGTTTTACCACTTCCATACCCATGTTTAATTTGATGCTTTCTTAAAAATTCGTAAACTTGTATAGCTTCATCACCTGAAACATGTGCTCCTTTATTTAATCTATCCCAAATTCTATATGCATCTAAAAGTTTATTAGGTAAGAAAGTATTTGTTTTACCTGAAAACCTAATACCTAAAGCAAAAAAATGTTCTCCTATTTCTTCTAATAACTTATTAGTTCTTGCCAATATCATCCAGTTTTCTTTTGTAAAATCTAATCCATCTAAAATACAGTTTTCATGTACTTCTCCTTCTGCATCTCTTGCAAACCATTCTTTATCTAATCTGTTTGATAATTGAGGAAAAATTTCTAAAGCTTTAGAATGAATTTTTCTAGGAACCCTTCTAGATTGTTTTTGATCATCTCTTACACCTTCTAAATTTATAAATATATTTGGATCTGCTCCTTGAAAAGTATAAATAGTTTGATCGTCATCCCCAGCAATGTAAGATCTTTCACATTGCTTCTCAATGTAAAAAAACATATCCCACTGCGAGGGACTTAGATCTTGCGCTTCATCAAGAAAAACAACATCGAGAGAGGGACATTTCTTTTTCTCAACAAAAAGTTTAATCATATCAGAAAATTCAACCATACCGGTGTCTTCCTTAAATGATTTTAAATCTTGTTCCAATTGATGAGTAAAATCTATATTCACCTCATCGTGCTTACCTAATTGCAACGCAGCTTCTTCTAATTCAATTTTTTTTGCTCTAGCATATTGTATTATTTGCATGTTAGGATTTTGATATCTTTTATTACCAGCTGCATCTGTAGTAAC